GGTGGTCGCAATCTATCTGTGTCCATTAACTGATTCAATCCATAATTAAAAGCTATATATCCATCACAAACACCAGATGTATTGTATAAAGAGTATTCTGGAGAGCCAGCTACAGGCTGGTCTAATATTTGTTGAGGTACTTTTGTCCAACCAGTTGTGGATATACCCATAATAGTTTTAGTGCCGTGGTCATGTATAGGATTGTAGTCACCTTCATAGCTGTGTACTGACCAAGTTTCATCTATAGCTACTGCTTTTGGTGCTTTTAGTTTTGTGCCTGTTTGTTGTGTAAAAAAGTTAATATAATCTGCTCCCAACCCACAAACAAAGTCTGTGTATTCTTTTAATCTAGGGTCTGCATTGTCCATCAATAGTTGTTCGCCTTGATGTATTTGCCCTACCAAAGTATCAGCTAATGATTTTTTATTTTCATCTTCTTTGTATTCATCAAGGTAATCGTTTATATCATTCACCATATTTATAGGCATTTCTGTCTGCATTACAAAAACAGAAGCCATATTATGTACTGTAACTTCAGCCATTAGCTAGGTACTGGGAATGAATCATCAGGAACTGGATTGCTAGGTGGGTTAGTAATAACTGAATCCACTTGACTAGCAAAAACTGCATCCCATTGTGATACAGGGCATAGTGCTACAAGTTGTGCATTTGTCCAACTACCTTTTTGTTTAAGTGTAAAGTTGGTTGTTTCTGTGCCGTCTGGTGAAACGTCTTTTTGATTTACTATAATACTAAAATCAGTTGTGTAGTAACTAGCGTCACCTTCACTATCATTTTCATATTTCATGGTTATATCCCATTTATCAACTTTGTTATTGCTGTTAATAAATGGAATACATTTTGATATTGCTTTGCTTACTGCCATACTTTACTCCTTAATTGAGTTTTTTCTCTAATTCTTCAACTTTAGCAGAAAGTTCTTGTACTGCTTTTATTAATGGATGTATAAACATTTCTTGAGATACACCTTGAATCCCTGTACTGTTTTCAATATCCCAACCTCCAAAATCTACAAGTCC